CTGGCACAGTGTCATGTGAACATTGTGCAGTTGGTAGATCACGTGGAGTACTCTAACTACCAAAGCGAGCTTAAATACTTGCTGGAAGAGTCTGGACGCTTGGACACTATGGCCAAAGTCATCCAACAAGTAAATGAAACAGGCAACACACTGGTGCTGGTAGATAGAACAGAGTGTGGCAGGCAACTGGTACAGAGACTTGGGGACAAATCAGTGTTTGTGTCGGGTGCAACCAAAACAAAAGACCGTCAGGATGAATATGATGAAGTGGCTGATGCAACAGGCAAAATCATTGTGGCAACTTATGGAGTGGCTGCTGTTGGTATTAATATTCCCCGTATATTTAATTTGGTGCTTGTTGAACCCGGTAAAAGTTTTGTTAGAGTTATTCAGTCAATCGGTCGCGGCATACGTAAAGCGGAAGATAAAGACCATGTTCAGATCTGGGACATAACATCAACTTGCAAGTTTGCCAAACGTCATCTAACCAAACGCAAACAATTCTACAAAGAAGCACGTTATCCTTTCACTCAAGAAAAACTTGAGTGGATGAAGGTTAAATGACTTGACCTTTGACCAGTAAAACAGTATACTAAAAAATATGAAAATTTTAACACTTGACAACGTCCCTTATGATTTAGACACGCTGCCTGAGGAAGTTGATGATATGCGTTTTGCTATCCTTGACAACTCGGACCCTGCCAATCCTGACTATCATTACATACCATTGATCTTTTTAGAAAGTTTTAATGCACCTGCCCTGGTACTACGCATAGGAGAAGATACTGTGCGCATGCCTGTGGATTGGCAAATTTTAATTGGCGAACCTGACGTAGGAGACCTAGAAATGCTACCACTAACCAGTATCAATGACCGAGGATTCAAAGCATTTCAATTCAATCCATTGACTAGTTTTAGACCCAGTTTTCCCGACATTGAGATCATTGATGTGTATCACGAAGTGGCCTGGTACGCACCCAAACTCAAAAACGGTCAAATGCTGTCAGTGCCAATCAACCAGGGATACAAACCTGACTGTGTTTACTTTGTAAAAGATGTCAGCAGGAACTGTGAGATTGTGGATTATAACAAGGCGTGGTAATGGAACAGTACGAAAAAAGCGGCCCCAAGCAAGAACGTATTGCAGTGAATAACACTGCCCAGGATATTGTCCAACTTGAGCAGTTAATAAAAGACCAAGGCGAACAAATTGCATATCTTAAAAAAGAAATTGTTAGGATAAAACGCAAGATGGATTCTTATGCCACAATAATTAACAAGATCAATAATGGATAAACTCTCTATTCAAAATGAAATGGCATGTTTTGATCGTAAAGATCGAGACTTTTATAACAGCCTTACTGATGAAGAGCGCAAGAAGTTTTCAAACTATCTTATGATACGCTGGGGATCTTGTGTGCAAGGCAGCAGAGAACTTCAAGAGTTTTATGTAATTGCCACCAATGAGCGACTGAACAAGCACTTCTTTGCCATCAATCGGCATCCAAAACTGCAATGGTTGTGTGCTACCACAGTGAGCCCAGGAATGGGCACACATCGACATCAATGGATTACTCCAAAGAAAAAAGATGGCGGCACAAATGAAGTCAAGCGAATCTTGATGGAAATTATGCCCACAGCCAAAATGACAGACATAGAAACTTTGGCTGCCATTACTGACAAAAAAGAGTTAAAGGAATTACTACGTGAGTACGGAAACTCAGACAAAGACTGAAAACAAATGCCGGTATTGTGATAGAGCGTTCCAGCGTGAATCAAGTCTGGCTGTGCATTTGTGTGAACCTAGGCGCAGGTACCAAGAGCAAAACGAAACAGGCGTACAAATAGGATTACAGGCATACTTGCGTTTTTATGAAATTACACAAGGATCATCACGATTAAAATCATTTGATGACTTTGCTAAGAGTCCTTATTACAAGGCATTTGTGAAATTTGGTAGATATTGTCAAGGCATTAGAGCAGTCAATGTGCCACGATTTATTGATTGGGTGGTACGTCAAAATAAAAAAATTGATCACTGGTGTAAAGACAGTGTGTATACAGAATATCTTGTGCAGTATGTCCGGGATGAAAATGTGTCAGACGCTTTGGCTCGTGCAGTAGAACAAAGTTTGGACTGGCAAGAGAAAACAGGAAATCCTCCACATGACTATCTACGCTATGGCAATGAGAATGCAATCTGTCATGCTGTGAACACAGGCAGGGTTAGTGCATGGGTTCTATACAATTCAGCGTCAGGCATGGAATTTCTGACCAGGATCAATCAAGAACAAGTAGCAATGATATGGCCCATGATTGATTCAGATTTTTGGAGTTCAAAATTTCGCGACTATGTGGCCGATACTGAATATGCTCGCGAAATTTTAACCAAGGCTGGATGGTAAAATGTTGTTAATTAATTCTGAAAATCTTGTGTCAAGATATCTAACCAATTACAATATTTGGTGCGATTATCAAAATTTTTATCATAATAAAATACGCACACGAGCGCAACAAGACAGTGCTGGCATTCCTTGTTTTCTTGCACAAGATATTGAATCTATAAATGCATCGACTCATTCAATGATAGCAATTGATTGTTTAACTGAAGGTTTACATTATCGTAATTTTTTTGAACAATATCGTCTTGGACCACAATATTTAATATTCTCTAACGGTTGGTGGGATCAGACAAAAATAAAATTGCCTATTGAATATGAATTAGTGTACCATAATTTTTTCTTATGTGAAATGGCAGATGCGTATTTTAGTCCTAATAGATTTTGTTTTTACATTAACAAGTCATATCAATTTGAAGCAATCAAACCTTGCGTGTTTATTAGTACAATTGGGAATGTTAGGCCTCAACGAGATTATCTAATAGATCAATTACTTAAAAATTTAAATTATAAAAATTTTATTGTTAGGTACAGTGGACAAAACTTAGGAATAGAATATTTACACGACGTGGTATCTATTGATAGTGGAAATTTTGATCCATACACTGTAATATTTGATCAATATTATCATAACATCAGTCAAAGTCTTCCAACTGACATGTATAATAAAGGACATTTCAATCTAGTGGTTGAAAGCGATTTAGATGGTGCTCATGAGTTTTTTCTAACTGAAAAAACTATAAAATCTCTTATTACTGGCATGCCATTTGTGGTTGTATCTACTCCTTATTTTTTACAACATTTACGTGAATTAGGGTTTCATACATATAATCAATTATGGGACGAATCATATGATAAGATTGAAAATTTTTCATTACGTGTAGAAAAAATTGTACAACTATGTAATGACTTAGAAAAATTCAATTGGCAGTGTAATCTTAAACAACTAGAAGAAATTGCATTAAAAAATACACACAATTTTTTCAATTTGAATCGACATGTTGAAAAAAATTTTATACAATTTGAAAATATTTTAAAAAAAATAATATGAGTGCAGATATTGACATAGATTTTGCTGACAGAAATCATTTACTAAAGTTGATTCAACACATTCCTGCACGACAAAGTAATGGTAAAAAGCATAACTCGGGTGTGTATGTAACTGACATACCGCAGGATACTGTAAACAACTGCTCTGCTATTGATTACGAAACAGCAGAACAGCGTGGTTATTTTAAAATAGACTTTTTGAATATGAGTGTGTATCAGTTGATCAAGAGCCCTGAGCACTATCAAGAAATGTTAGATTCCGTGCCACCCTGGGATATGTTGTGGCAAGATACAGAATGGGCGCAACATCTGGTGCATGTGGGCAATTACACAGACTTGTTGAAGAACATGCGTCCCAACACCATACCACAAATGGCAGCATTTATTTCAATTATTAGGCCAGGCAAAGCACATTTACAAAATAAATCTTGGTCAGACGTGTTTGCCACAGTATGGGATGGGAACAGTAGTCAAGGTTACACATTTAAGAAAGCCCATGCCATAAGTTATGCAGCCTTGGTGGCTTTGCATATGAATTTAATCAACACGCCTGACCAGAGTAATTGATTTTCTTTTGGACTTTTTGCGACCAATATCGCTGAGACTACACACAGGTCCGTGTACAATTTCTAAGTCTTTATTGCTGAATGTGCGCAGGTAAACACGGAACGGTTCCCATTCTCCTTTGAGGAAAATATTGATAGGTATGCTACGATTTGATTCCCACCACCAGGTATTTGCTAGTTCGATAAACTGAAGTTTGAGTGCAGGATCTTTGATATTGCCAAAGTCATAGATGGTAGTGATTGCATCGTCTTTGTTTTGTATTATACCCACATATTCCACGCCTGCATATATGCACAGTGTGATAAATGGATATTTGGCGCTAAGTTTTTGAAAGATGTTGTCACCCATAAATATTGTTGGAGATTCCTATGTATTCAACCCCAGCCTATTTATATCAACAAATTCAGCAAGTATTAATGATAGACATTTCGGGAGTGGGTGAGACTTTTGATCGGAGATGGCAACCTGTGTACGCAAAATCATTAAAACTTAATCTAGGAGTGGACAACGTAATTTTGTTCCAGTTCCTAAACCAAGACCAAAAACCCGTAAACATATCGGGTGCTACCTTTACATTTAGAGTTATCAGTCAAGACGGACAGAATCTGCTTTACGCCAGGGAACTGGTTGCACTTAACTCTGCAACAGGCCGTGCCAAGGTAACCATACCATCTGCGGACAATGTGTATTTTCAACCACAGCCTGCAAGTTGGAGTTTAGAAGTATCATCGGGTGTGTTAAACCAAGCAGTGTTCACAGACGACTATTCAGGTGCTCGCGGCGACATTGACATTGTGAATTCCGTGTTTCCTGCATTTGTTGCCAGTCAGGTGCTCACAATCCCCACAGGTCAGGCTCCACAAAACAACGTGTACTATACCAGCACAGTGACCACAGATGGATTTAACCTAACCACATTCCAAATGGACTGTGGTAATTTAACTGGTAATTTGGCTGTGCAAGGTGCAACAGATGCAGTTTCACAAACAGTCGAATGGTATGATGTACCATTCGAAGATCTCAAAACAGGCAATGTTGTCAGCAACGTGACCTTTACAACTTCAACCGAACGTATTGGATTCAATGTGGAAGGCTACCATCCTTATCTGCGACTACAGGTACAGGTGAATAGTGGCAATGTGGATCTTATCCAATACCGTTGATCTTCCTGCAAAAGTCTGTTATACTTAACAGATGATTGATATTGTTTCTTATCTGCCTGCCAAAAAAAAGCAGACTCCCAGTGGCTGGATCAGTTTCAATGCTGTGTGTTGCCACCACAATGGAGCCAGTCAAGACAAACGTGGACGTGGTGGTCTCAAGGCAGTTGAACAAGGATGGAGTTATCATTGCTTCAACTGCGGATACACCGCTAGTTTTATTATTGGGCGGAATCTTTCTTTCAAGGCCCGTAGGCTCTTGACTTGGCTGGGTGTGCCTGAATCAGAAATTGAACGTGCAAATTTAGAGAGCATGCGTCATCGCAGTATCAACGGTATACTGCAAGAACGGCAACAAACATTTGATACATTGGCTGGTGTCTCTTTTCCAGAATTTGAACTGCCTGCATTTTCTGAAGTATGCACACCTGTGCATACTGACACATGGCAATATCTTAGAAATAGATCAGCACCTGTGGACTACCCTTTTATGATTAATAACAATGAAAAAGGATCCATTGGTGTAGGAGCACCACTGAGACCATATGTAATTGTGCCATTCACTTATAATAATTCTGTAGTGGGATTCACACAAAGATTTTTAGATAACCGTACACCCAGATACATCAATCAAACACCGCCCGGATATGTGTTTGGCACAGATCTACAACAGCCCACATGGACACAGGCCATTGTGGTAGAAGGCATATTTGATGCACTCAGCATTGGGGGACTTGCTGTGATGCACAATACCATCAGCGATGCACAGGTCAGATTGATTCGTAGTCTAGGCAAAGAAATCACAGTAGTGCCAGATCAGGACCAAGCAGGACTAGAATTAATTGATCGTGCAGTAGAACTAGGCTGGGCTGTAAGCATGCCTGAATGGCCACTTGGGGTCAAAGATGTCAATGATGCTGTGATACAGATGGGCAGACTCGGGACCTTGCTAACTATAATGCAGTCTAAGGAGACCAGTCGTATCAAGATTGAATTAAAAAGGAAACACCTTGAAAAAAGAATACAATAGACTTTGGGTGTTTGGTGATAGTTACAGTACTCCCCATGTGTGCAATCTTGATCCGCAAGACAGTTTTTGGGGACTTACTGCACAACATGTTGGTGTTAATAAAATCACAAACTGTTCACGACCACAGTCGGGATTTGACAGTGTATCACACTTGATAGTGAATATGCAACGCGAGTACGATTGGGATCATGACTTATTTTTAATAGGACTTCCTATTTTAGAAAGAGTCACCATGGTCGACAATGAAGATAAAATTTTTTACGGACATAATTACAATGAAAAATGGGACGAATCCAAGTTTCAAATTGATTGCCATTATGGACTGCGATCTTTTCAAAATTTTAAAGAAAATCGTGGATTGGTATTGTACAACAATCGAGACTGGACCGAATCTCAAGCATTAAGAAATATATATTTTTTGACACATTGGCTGGACTCTAAAAAAGCCAACTATTTGATAGTCAATTTAAGCCATACATTGAGTACAGAAAATGCACGTGGATTTGATGTTGAAACATTGCCATATTGCAAAAATCATTCTCGTTGTGTATTATTTGACAATACATATTACAGTATAAATTTTAACATTCACAAACCAGCGGACTATGATCGTTACGGATGGAACGGACATCACGGCCCACCAGGAAACAAACATTTTTTTGAAAAATCAGTATTACCAACCTTGCAGAGGAACAAACTTTGTTAAAAGAATATGGACTTGATGTCCAACGACTATTTTTAGAAATGATGCTAGAGGATGCACAAAGTTATGTGCGTGTTCAAAACATCTATAACCCAGAAAACTTTGATAGGAGTATTCGTCCAGCGGCACAGTTTATCAAAGAGCACAGCGACAAGCACAAAACATTACCTGACCGCAATCAAATTTCAGCCACAACAGGTATAAAACTAGCGTCAGTTCCTGATTTAAACGAGGGACACTATGACTGGTTCATGGAAGAATTTGAAGCATTTACTCGACGCCAAGAACTTGAACGTGCTATTTTAAAATCAGCAGACTTGTTGGAAAAGGGCGAGTTTGAACCAGTGGAGAAATTGATCAAAGATGCTGTGCAAATTAGTTTAACTAAAGACATGGGCACAGATTACTTTGCCGATCCTGCGGCCCGTATCAACAAGTATTTTAATTCAGGTGGACAAGTAAGCACAGGCTGGTCGCAGATGGACAGGTTATTGTATGGTGGATTCAGTCGCGGTGAACTAAACATCTTTGCAGGTGGATCAGGTTCAGGTAAATCTTTGGTCATGATGAACATTGCACTCAACTGGTTGCAACAAGGACTCAGTGGTGTATATATCACACTAGAGCTGTCAGAGGAACTCACAAGTTTGCGTACAGATGCTATGCTGACTAACATGAGTACCAAGGACATTCGCAAGGACGTTGACACCACTGAACTCAAAGTCAAATTGGTGGCCAAGAAGTCAGGCAACTATCAGGTCAAAGGTTTGCCAGCACAAAGCAACATTAACGACATTCGTGCTTATCTAAAAGAATATCAAATTCAAACAGGCAAACGAGTTGACTTTGTAATGATCGACTATTTGGACTTGTTGATGCCGGTAAGTGCTAAAGTCAGTCCCAACGACTTGTTTGTAAAAGACAAGTATGTTTCGGAAGAACTGCGCAACTTGGCCAAAGAGCTGAGCATTTTGATGGTTACCGCTTCACAGTTGAATCGATCAGCAGTGGAAGAAGTAGAGTTTGATCACTCGCACATTTCGGGCGGCATTTCCAAGATCAACACAGCAGACAATGTGTTTGGTATCTTTACCAGCCGTGCAATGAAAGAGCGTGGCAAGTATCAGATACAATGTATGAAATCACGCAGTTCAACAGGCGTTGGCCAAAAGATTGATTTGGAATACAATATTGAAACCATGCGAATCACAGATGCTGGCGGTGACGATAATGGTTACACCCGACCTCAAAGTTCCATAATGGAAAGTATCAAAGCCAAGGCAGTGGCCAAGGCAGCAGACGATCTTGAAAATCCTCCTGCTCCTTGGGAACGAGGCAAGCCCAAGGAAGGGCACGATCCGCTGGCACCTAAAGTTTCAGCAGATGTGCAAAGCAACAAGCTCAAACAATTGTTAGGACAAATCAAACAAGGGTAATTTGTATGGGTATGATTGTATTGAATTCTAATGGTTTAGCAACTCCTGTTGAACAAGTCCGCACCATTGACTCAACTGATATTTTGTATATTTCAGATAATTTTTTAGATAAAGAGTTGACTCATGTGTTAGACACCAGGGGTCACCCTGGTTATATTGTTAGTGATCTTCTAACATCACATCTGTCATCAGAATTAAAAATCTATTGTTTGCCTATGGCAACTTCTAACCTGCTGACGGATATGTTACCTTCATTGATAATTCCAAACCTAGAAGATCTAAAAACTGATTATTGTTTTAATTTTATTATCAACAAGCCAACACTAAACCGATTTATTTTATTAAAACTAGTAGAATGGTTTCAATTAGTAGAGAATGCTAGATACACCTGGAGCGGTGCAGGCTACATTAGAGATATTTCAGATATTTTAAATGAATTTAATTCGTTAACGGAATCACAGCAACAGGATTATGATTTACTTCGAAGATTTTTAACATCACCCATAAAGTTAAATCCTCAATGGGTTGACGTAATTGGTGCAAACAATAAAAGATCAGGTGAAAAAAAACAAAACTTTATTAATGCACCAGGATCTATGGCTCAAGTGTGGAACTCGGGAGTGGACAATGTATTTTTTTGCAGTGGGGTAAGTGTAATCGGCGAATCTGTAGATTCTCAATATGGTGCTGTGTTTACTGAAAAAACGCATTATTCTGTGTTGGCTCTGACTTTTCCAATTTGGATAGGTGGCAAAGGTCAAGCACATGCCTGGAAAAACATTGGGTTTGACACATTTGATGATGTAATAAATCATTCTTACCAATGGCACAACACGCTAATTGAAAGATGCTATCATGCTATAGCCGACAATCTGCACCTTCTTCAAAATCTTAACAATATGAGAAATTTAAGAAATCAACACGCTGATAGATTGTTACAAAATAGAGAATTATTACTTTCGGGTCGTTTACAAAGATATTGTCTTGATGAACTTGAAAAGTTTCCTGATATTCTCAAACAGATCTGGATACCATATATCAAAAAAATATGGCAGGTAAACACATGGCTTTAGTCTCTATTGAGTTTTCCAGGTGTTACTCACTAGGCTAGATTTCCTACAAACAAACTTTTTGGTATCAAGATCAAAAATATCACCAGTGCGTACTCCATTAATAATACACTCGCCCTCATTATCAAACTCAACAACATATCCTGGTTTGGGAGTAAAATCAAATGATTCTGAATTATATCCAACAAATACCGGCGGTGGCATTTCAGTCATACCATACCAGTTGGCCACTGTTTGTACGCCTTTGGCTCTCAATTGATTGATTATCTCTTGAGTCACAGTCTGACTGCCAGTGACCATGTATCTTACAGAACTCATGTCAAGCTCGTCCCATCCTTTGACTTTGTTCAGTACTTCAATGTGTCGTGGAATGAGAGATATGTATGTGGGTTTAAACTCATTAAATAATCTGATGTATTGATAAGGATCAAAAGAACTGGCTATCAAATGAGCACCGGCATGGATAGCAGGTTGTGCAGTTACCGTATAATGAGCAATAACATTTGAAGGAAACACATCTAATACTATGTCATCACTTTTGAGCCCAATTTCGTCAACTGATCGTTTGATATGAGTCAACATATCATTGTGTGTTACCTGTTTTGGTTTCCTTGTGCTGCCAGAAGTAAAAATAGTAGTTTTCATTATAGTGTTATATATTCTTTAAAAACTCAAGTTAAAAATAAACTCACAACACAAAATCGTTTGATATAGATGACCAACCCTGATTGCTAAATATTACACTATGCAAAAACGCACCCGCAGTATACTAGAAGAATTAGATGCGATATACACTGAAAAACAGGCTGATCGTGATCGCCGTTACATCATCGAAAGTCGTGCCAGCAATGTGATTGCCAGCGCCATCAGACTGGTAGAACAGATTGAAGGCAGTTACAGCACTGAACAAGCAGATAATCTAGTGCGCAAATTGCTCAATGCTATTCGTACCAAGGATGCAGGAAAATTTACACGAACAGTGAGACGTACAGATGCAGATCAATGAAGGCGGCAATGTTTTTAAAGATGCCCAAGGACAACCCCTGACACAGCGTATCAACCGGGCCGATGTACCTGCCACAGTGGCTTGGTTAGAAAAAATAACAGGCATTGAGTTTCCGCAAGACCGTTGGCTGGGATCAACTGGCCGAGCCGCCAGTTCGGGCGACCTAGACATGGCAGTTGACCTAAACAACATCAACAAAGATCAAGTTGCTGCCACGCTCTCACAGTATATTCAAAGCCAAGGACAAGACCCACGTGAATGGGTGGTTAAAAAAGGCGAAGTACACTTTAAAACACCCATTGCCGGCAATCCCAAAAATGGCTATGTGCAAACAGACTTTATGTTTTTCCCCAATCTGGACTGGGGCACATTCTTTTATGCAGGTGGCACCGACAGCGCCTACAAAGGAGTGTACAGAAACATTCTAATGAGCTCAATTGCCAAACAACAAGGCCTCAAAGTAGGTGCCAATGGTATGTTTGATCGTAGTACAAATCAACTGGTAGATGGCGGCATGGATCCTGACTATGTGGCCAGTGTGTTGCTGGGCAAAGGCCATGGTCGAGAAAGTCTTAAGAATGTTGAAACAATCTATCAAGCTCTGGCAGGTGACCCCAATCGTGATGCCAAACTAGCGGACTTCCGTGAATACCTGGCACGTGAAGGATTGAAAGAACCTGGACAAGTGCAGGAATCTGTGTATGAAGAATTCACGGAAGTCAGTTTCTTGGCCCGCCTGCGTGATCGTATTGTGAACCAAGGTTATGTTGCCTTGGTTGAAGCAGAACAAGCCGGAGTTGGCGGCAAGGCCAAGGGCATTGAACACCTGGAAGACATGGTATTTCGCAGTGGCACAGCAGGCATACAACAGGCCTTGGACATTGTGCGTCAGGCCGCAGCCGCACCTGGCAAAACAACCACAGTAAAGTGGGACGGTAAGCCAGCAGTTATATTTGGACGCAAACCCTCAACAGGTGAGTTTGTGCTCACAGACGGATCGGGGTTTGATGCCAAAGGCTATGACGGATTGTTTACCAGCCCTGACGCCATTACTCGAAACATGGCACAGCGTGATGCCAATGCAGTGGCCAAAGGTGGCTCAGCCAATCGTGTGAAAGAACTGGCACCTATCTATACTCGTCTGTGGCCCATGCTGAATGCAGCCTTGCCTAGAGATTTCCGTGGTTATGTCAAAGGTGATCTCTTGTACATGAACACACCGCCTGTTAAAGATGGCCGCTATGTGTTTACGCCCAATACAGTTACATATCAAATTCCAGTAAAGAGTCCCTTGGGACAACGCATTGGTGCCAGTCAAGTTGGTGTTGCCATGCACACAATGTATGCTGACCGTGATGCACCACGACAACCACTCACAGGTGTTGAATTTAATCCTGTGCCAGGCCTGTTGTTGGTAGACCCTGCAACCAGTGTGCCAAGTTCTATTGTACCAGATGCGGCCAAAGTCAAACAGTTACAAAACATTATTCAAACACAGGGTCAAAACATCAATGCATTGTTTGATCCTGCTGCCATGCGTGATGCCAAAATTGCTGACCTGGCCAGACTGTGTGTGGATTATGTGAACTCCAAGGTGGGTCAGAGACTGGATCCACAAACACTGCTGCCTGGATTTGGCACTTGGTTGCAGAGCAAGGTAACGGTGCCCAAGTACAACAACATTGCCAACTATGTGAATGATCCTGCTCGCAAGGCCGGCATGCAGGCAGCGTTTGAAGCATTTTTACTCTTGCATGATATCAAAGAAAACATACGTGGTCAACTAGATGCACAACATCCAGGTCAAGAAGGCTGGGTCATGGCCACTCCTGCTGGCTACAGCAAAGCAGTGGGCCGCTTTGGTTCAGATGCATTTGCCGCACAAAATCGTGCCAGAAACAATCCCACTCCGGCATAATTTTTTGCCAAAAGACTAAATAAGTGCAGGGTTAGTCAAACCCACAAACTTAAGGAGACTTTAAAATGGCATATTTTCCACCCGCAAATGGTGATGCACAACCGGTATTCGCGTTAGACATCAACAATGGTTCACAAACTGGTGACATCTCATCCCCTGCCTTGGTGCAGATGGCAGGTCCAAAACTTGACTTCTTTGCTATCATCGTTAAAAATGCAGGCACACAAGCACAAGACTTGACCAACCAACTTGGTAACATCACATCTGGTGTGTTTACACCTGGTGCTGTTGTTCAAATCAACCAAGCAATTCAGCGTACCGCTACCATTGCTATGTATCAAGTTGAAGCCACTTCATCTGGTCAGATCTCTTATGCGATCTATCCAAGTGGCGCTTACACAGCAACCACATTGCAACAGACCATCCAAGGCCTGGGCAACATCCAGATCACAGCCAGCAATGGCGTAGTGACTGGCTTGAACGTGGCTGGTACTACAGCAACTGACGTTGGTTTCAAACTGGCTTTGTCTTAATTAGTTTTTTAACTAAAGACAACAACCCCGGATTTATTCCGGGGTTTTTCTTGGCCATTAAATACATGTATTATGCAACCAATCAATGTATGGCCAGTGATCATGTACGACTTCCAGTGGGCCCAACACCAAAAGTACAAACAACAACTCAAACAAGTTTGTCAAGATCTTGAAAGCAAAAACAGTCAAAGCAATGTAGCACCCAGTGCCAAACGAGGACTGTATGAAAGCGGATTTGATTTTGTCACTGTTCCTGATCCAGCAGTAGTAGCACTGAGCCACTGGATCAAAGACTGTTTGTTTAAATCTGCTGCCAATGCCAATAGAGAATATTGGCCAGCAGGTGCCAACATCAACATTGAGATACACGAATCCTGGTGTCACATCACCAGAGACGGTGGTTACCACGACATGCACACTCATCCAGGTAGTTCATGGTCTGCAATCTATTACCTAGACACCGGTGACATGGATGCTGCCAGCAAGAACGGTCTCAATAGATTTTTTTGCCCTTACAACAACATGTACATCGACGCAGGAACTGCCTGGACTTCTCGAAACACCAGTATTGACATCACTGCTCAAGAAGGCATGTTGATAGTTTTTCCCAGTTTTATACAACACAATGCGCTAACATATCGTGGTGAAAAAGAACGCTATGTTATTTCAGTCAACAGCAAAGTATCATTGGCCAACATGTCAACAGTTACGTTAACCACATGACACTACAGGTTCAGTGCACCACAAGATTTGACATCACTGTGACCGAAGTTCGCAACAACTTCAGCCGCAGTCGACTGCCTTTTCATGATGCCACGACCAAATTAATAAATGACACCCATGCCTGGAATCGTGCCCGCAATCAACAACGCAACTGGGAAACAATCAATCAGGTGATTTCGTTGAGAACACTGCCAGAAAACATAACTGTATCTCGCAAAATTAACACAGCAGATCAAGCCTGGTGGACATTTGAGTTTTCCGTAGAACAGCCCGCATCAATTGAATCCAGTGGAGATCCAGTAGGACTACTGGCTCAGGACTGCAACGGTGTTCCCATGTTGACAGGACTAGATGAAGATCCTGATCAAGATGGCATGCTGATTCCCGGAGTCAATATTCGATTTGAAACAATTGCCCATAAATAAAGTCATGGATACCACTGAAATTGAAAAGAAAAGTCTCGAAGCTCACGTTGAACTGTGTGCCGAACGCTACAAACTACTAGAACTCAAACTGGAAACAGTGGAGTCTAACATGAGTTCCCTTAAACATATGATTGGGGAAGTTCATGCCATGGTGCAGACAATGGCCGCAAAACGCAGTGATCAGTTGATAGGCTGGGGCATAGGAATCATTGGATTTCTACTGGGCACAGTGGGCTATCTTCTGGCTACTTTTGTATTGAAATAAATGAATATCAACCGAGCAGTTGATCGATTGATGTATCTGGTCGCTCCAGATTTGCCTGCACTTGAAAAGAATTCTATCATACCCAATGAAGATGGCAGTTACGATGTGTTTGGACAATGGACCATACGTGCTCGAGATGCACACACATTCACAGTGGAAAAATACAACAATTTCTGTGGTGAATTTACCAGCATGAAATCTGCTCTGAGTTGGTGTATTGCAGAAAAATACAAACAATACAATCTCAGCGACAGAATATTAACACTGGAAACCAAACGTCTTGTGTGCCTGGCAGATCTTGATGTTAGGTCTAATCTAGTAGGCAAATTTAAAAATTCCGAACATCGGACCATAGTAGAACTAAAATTGCGAACCCGCAAAGACCGGTTAAAACTACTGGACAACGAATTATCCAAATGTATAAATTTGGCTAAATACTGGCAAATACGAGGATTCAACAATGAAACTGTACGAACTGGACGCACAACGTCGCAAAGAACAAGTCGCTAAAATTTTCGAGAGCCATCTTGGTACTCGCGTTGATTTTGACCGCTTGACACACAAACAAGCTCACAGCATGCTACAGCGTGTTCGCAGTCTAGTGAAAGAACATAGGTCTAGCCCTAGTTTCCATTACAGTGAACGTAATCCTGATTACATGAAACTGGTAATGATGGAGCAGGGTCTAGTTGATGTGATCAAAGAAATGGACATGATGGGTGCCGCAGGCAAGCCAGGCGGCATTGTTGCAATTGACCTCAAAGATCCCAAAACAATTGCTGTCATGAAGAAAGCTCAGGCCGGTCAGACTTTGAATCCTGAAGAGCAAAAGACCATAACAGCCATTGCCAGCATGCCCAAGAAAGAATCTGCTGTGCCTAGACGCATGGTACATGAGAGCGAAGTGCAACAGGCCCAAGTGGTTTTGGCTGCCCAGGACATGATCGACCAATTGCAAAAAATGATGGAACAAATCAGCGAAATGCAGTTTAAAGATTTGCCTGCCCTGACAGACTCAATCAAGAATGATCCCAACCTTGGCGCAGACAACGCTACTCAATATCAAAGTCAGGCTGCCACAGCACTGACACAGTTGTTGGCTGCTGTTCAACAAGGCAAGATGGGTTTAGAAGGCGCACAAGGCGTACTTACAGGACAAGCACCAATGGTGCCAGGTGTGGACACAGGTGCACCGGCAGCCGACATGGGTGCTGATGTTGATGTAGATGCTGATCTTGAGCTAGATGCCAACTTACCAGCAGATGATGAAGAAGGTGCATTGCCACCTGCTGCCTCTCTTGGTCGCGAACGTCGATAATGCGTCTTGATGAGATTGAATCAGTCAATCCAGATGTGCAAAAACTTGCCGCACTGAGTCAGTTTCTGCTGGCTCGTGCGCAAGATACCAATTCTAAAAAAACCATTTCAATAAAGACCTTTTTGGGTCTGGCGCAAGCACAAGGTATCAGCCTCACAGGCGATCGGTTGAGAGAGCTGGCAAAGCAAGCCCCTCTCAACAACCTTGTTGCAGATGTGCAAGGTGATGATCAAACAGGGCAAGTGATCTTCAAAGGTGAAGAAGTTGCACCAACTGATATGAGTGTGGATCAAGCCAGAGCCACTGTGGATCGAATGGCCAAAAGAGCAACCAACAAACGACTCTAATTGGTTGACTTTTTTGATAAAACACAGTAAAATATAACTTCGCTGTTATCAAGGAGATAAATCATGAAAAAGTTTCTAGCAGTATTATTGCTCACAGTATCCAGTGCTGTGGTAGCAGGCCCACATGGTTACCATGGCTCACATCTTGGACCATATCAAAATAGACATCACGGTCATCCAATGTACTATGGTGGGGGTGGCTGGGTTGCACCCCTAATCATTGGTGGGGTAGTTGGCGCTGTCATTGCCAATCGACCCTTGACAACACAAACGGAAACTGTGATTGTTCAACAACAGCCTGTGATTGTTCAACAAGAAAATTGCACACCCTGGAAAGAGATCCATACCTCCGATGGCAAAATCTATCGCGAAAGAACCTGCGCTCAATAAAGACATCAATGCCAAAACGAATTCTAATAGATCGACTTGAGTTTTATGTTACTAATGTTTGCAATCTAACGTGCGGTGGCTGTAATCGTTACAACAACTATCACTTCAAAGGATGGCAAGACTGGAATGATTGGGAAGCAGATCTTAAAAAGTGGTCAGAAAAAATTGAAATTCGACACTTGGTTATACTTGGTGGTGAACCTTTACTAAATCCTACCATCACACAATGGGTGTCAGGCCTGCGTCGATTCTGGCCACGATTATCGGGGGTACAAATACAAAGCAACGGTACAAGAATTGATCGTGTGCGTGGGCTATATGATGTCATGGACGAAAGCAATTGGATAGGCATCAGCATACACAGTCAAGAAGATCGGGAAGAAATTTTCCAACGCATACGTAATTACATGGTTCACCCCATAAGAGAAACACAAAATCCCAATCATCCTGTTGGATCAGACTATCAGTTTTATGATGCCAATGGAAAATATGTGCATTGTTGGATCACCGACAAGTTTGTGCAAAGCAATATTATAGAACAGCCCAATGGAAGATTTGGATTGTACAACAGCGATCCAGTTAAGGCACATGATAATTGTTCATTTGCACGTTTTAAAAACTATCACTGGATTCGTGGTAAAATTTACAAGTGTGGACCAACTGCATTAATGCCAGAATTTGATGACCAGCATCAATTTGATATTACAGATCAAGATAGAGAAATTTTACATGGTTACCAAGGACTAGGTGTTGATGAGTTTGATTCTCGTGGCACAGAGTTTTTATCCAATATTGACAATGTAGTCCCACAGTGTAAATTTTGTCCTGAATCGTACACCTATGGTCCTATTGAATTCTCAAACAGAAAAAAATCCTGGAAGATAAGTACAGACGTTAACGAATAAAAAAGGTAAAATATGGCATACTCACACAAAGTTGTAGATCACTATGAAAATCCCCGGAATGTCGGATCTTTTGACAAGACTGATACTGGTATTGGTACTGGTATGGTTGGCGCACCTGCTTGCGGCGATGTAATGAAATTACAGATAAAGGTTGATAATGATACAGGTATTATTACAGATGCAAAATTTAAAACGTATGGCTGCGGATCGGCTATTGCGAGCTCGAGCCTTGTTACAGAATGGGTCAAAGGCATGCACATCGATCAAGCCAGTCAACTCAAAAATAGCGAAATTGCCGAAGAACTAGCACTGCCTCCTGTAAAAATACATTGCTCAATACTTGCGGAGGATGCTATCAAGGCCGCAGTTGAAGACTACAGAAAGAAACACAGTGTAACCAATGCTGACATTCAATGATGTTAGACACATACACTTAGAGTTGAGTTCTCGCTGTAACGCTAGGTGCCCACGATGCCCTAGAAACTATTATGGGTATCCCTACAACAACGGTTACGAAGAAGTTGATCTTTCTCTTAGAGATTTTCAAAAACTTGTGACACCTGAGTTATTGCAGAATATAGAAATAATCTACATCAACGGCAATCATGGTGATTTCATAATGAATCATCACAGCGTGAATATTATTTCTTATATACTCAAGTGCAATTCACAAATTAAAATTAATGCTAGTACAAATGGATCTGCCAGAAATAAAAAATTCTGGCAGGATCTAGGTGCATTAGGGATAACTGTTGATTTTTGTATAGATGGGTTGGCAGATACTCATGGCATTTATCGACAAGACACTGATTATCAAACCATACTCAACAATGCCGCACATTTTATCCAGGCTGGAGGACAAGCAGTATGGATGTACACAGAATTTCCACACAACAAACACCAGGTTGCAGAGGCAAAAATTCTTGCTAAAGAATTAGGGTTTGTTCAATTTCGTCGCCGCTTAAACACAAGAGCCGACGGCCCTATTTACAATCGTAGCGGAACCAAAATTGCAGCCATTGGCACACAAAATCCAATGGGTCTACCTGATCAAGTGGATGTTGATAAAATAAAATTGTATAACTTAAAATACAACAAAGGCAACAATGCCAAAATTGTTTGCCAAGCCCGTCAAGAAAAATCAATATACATCGGTGCAACTGGTACTGTTACTCCTTGTTGTTGGATTGACTTGTCTAAACCAACTAGACCACGAACAGGCCCATTGTATCAAGATAAAGAATTGGAAACATTGTTAGGTGACATTACTAGCATTGATCTAAGCAGGACTTGGTTCCAAGACCTACAACAATCCTGGGCTGAAGAGAAAACCCAACCGGCTGTGTGCCAACAAGTGTGTGGAGCAAAAAATGATCTTGTTAACTGAGGCAGCGGCACGAAAGATACAACAAACTATAACTCGTCGTGGTCACGGTGAGGGCATTAGAATTGGTGTAAGAACAACTGGTTGCTCTGGACTTGCTTATGTGTTAGAATATGTTGACCAACCGCAAGTAGAGGATCAATGCTTTGACTGCTCCAACTGCAAAGTATTTGTAGATCCCAAATCATATGCGTATTTGCAAGGCATAACAGTTGATTATGTTCGTCAAGGTCTTAATGAGGGTTTTGAATTTCGCAATCCCAATGAACGTGACCGTTGTGGTTGTGGCGAAAGTTTTAGAATATGATAGACTTTGATACGGATCGGGTAGTATTAGTGTCTTACGCACCAAACGCTGGTGGAAAATTTTTAATTAACTGTTTGGCGTTAAGTATGCAGGCAGAATTACAACATTGTCAATTATTAAATAAATTTGAAAACAGCCAACAAAAATTTGATTTATTGTATTCTTTAATTTCTAGTAATACTTATTTTTGGAATGATTGTGGAATGGGGTGTAGTGAACTGTTAGATATAATGAACCCAGCAGTCATTGAAGAAATATCAGTGGATCAAATTATAAACAACTATTCTTTTAGTCCTACATTAGAAAAATTAAGTAAAAGTGACAATTTATTTTTTTTAGTGGCACACACTCCATCTGCTATAAAAAATCATTTAGCGGTATGGAAAAAGGCCACAGTGATACAATTCATAAATGAAAAAGAATGGATTTTTTACCGAGTTGGCGAGTGGAAAATTGGAGTGTCACAAGAGCGCAATATTGAACTTATGGAATCAACCATTGGCCATCTAGGTGATTCTAATAGACTAATACAATTTGACAATTTTTGTTATTTTGACACGGATCAAACTGTACGTGCAGTTGAATTACTATATAACAAATTTAATCTAACAGATTTTAATGAAACACATGTTCGTACCCTTCATCAAATTTGGCATGATACAATACTTAAAATTAAATTAAGAAATTTTTCAACTGTCAGGTAAAAAGACAAATGCATGTAACAATTCAGAATAAAATTCGTCCGCCTAACAAACTGGATAATCCACAAGTAGTCACGGTCAACGAAATAGAAATTGTCATTGATGTAAGATTTATAAACAAAGACCATGCAGTACCACATCGTGAATTCATTGTTGATATCTTTGCTAATCATTACCACGGACAAAAAATTAGAATAGAAACATTTGATGGTGAGAATCTTGAGTTTAGTGGGTTTATGAATTTTGTTGATTACCTAGTTGAAATTTTTAATATACCCATAACTGATGTGACAATATTCACCCATCATATAAATCTTCACTCAAAATACAATGTTGAACCATTGCTTCTGGGCATATTTGAACAAACCAATAATTATTTAGGCCCACTAAAAGATTATCAACTTGACAACCCTAAATTTGTAGGCACATGTTTAGGTCGATTCAATCCTACTCGGGTGCGATTGGTGTACGAACTTGACCAGCACTTTATCAATGATAGTTTTGTGATATTCCAAAGTAAAATACAACGGTTGCCGCAAGCGCAAGGTTTTCGAGACATATATGCCAAAGAATTTGCTCACATTGAATCAAGACAATTTGATCAAGACGTTGAGATCACAAATCCAACTGGTGCCATTGGTAATTGGCGTAACCAATCACTGATGACATACAAAAACATATGGTCTAAATTTCAAATTGAAATAGTGTCTGAGACTGATGCATTTAGCAACTGGTGGTTTACAGAAAAAACAGCCAGATGTCTGGCAACTGGAAAACCTTTTTTATTGCTGGCAGGTACAGGCAGTCTGGCATATTTGAGAAAAATGGGATTTGAAACATACAACTCGGTGATCGACGAAAGTTATGATTTGGCCAAGACTCCTACGGAGAGAATCAATAAAATTGTAGAATGTTTGTTGGCGTTATATCAAAGCGCAGATAAAGATCAACGCATACAAGATCTTAACAGCATTGCCCAAAGAAACATAGAAGCCTATCAAGATTATATCTGTTATGCAAATCGCGGTATCATTAGACATGCTGATTGATTTGTGCTATAATTATTAATTCTACACACGTCAATCTATGTACAATCCCAAATTCAACTACACAAAAATCAATAGAGAAACAGTGGATGGCAAAAGGCATTATTGTCTGCCTGATGGCAGTCAAGTCCCCAGTGTCACTACCATCCTAGACCGAACCAAACCTGAAGAAAAGCGCCAGGCCTTGGCCAATTGGAGGAAAAGGGTAGGCGAAGCCAAAGCACAAGAAATTACCACAGAGGCTGCCAATCGTGGCACACGTATGCATGCCTATCTGGAACACTATGTGCTTACACAAGACATGAAACCCTTGCCTGGCAATCCCTTTGCACATCCCTCGTGGTTCATGGCAGCACAGGTCATACTGGAAGGTCTATGTCATGTGGATGAATTTTGGGGTGTAGAAGTTCCTGTTTACTACAGCGGGTTATATGCAGGCACCACTGATTGTGTGGGTGTATGGAAAGGCCAACCGGCAATCATGGATTTTAAACAAACAAACAAGCCCAAAAAACGTGAATGGATTGAAGATTATTTTCTTCAACTTGCGGCCTATGCTGCCGCACACAACAACACACATGGCACACACATTAATACTGGTGTTATTTTAATGGCGCAACAGCCTGAATTGCTGGAAGATGGCAGTTACAGCAAACCAGTATACACAGAATACACAGTAGAATCGGAAGAATTTGCACACTGGCACAACGAGTGGCTCAAGCGAGTAGAACAGTATTACGCAGCCAACTAAATACAGGGTCGAACAAGGAATACACCCGTGGCTATAGTACAAGTATCTCAAATAACCAACCGCAAAGGTCTACAAGAAAATCTTCCACAACTGGCTGGTGCTGAATTAGGGTGGGCTGTTGATAGCCGAAGATTGTTCATTGGCAACGGAACATTGGAAGAAGGTGCCCCGGTAATTGGTAACACTGAGATTCTCACCGAATTCTCAGACATTGTTGCCACCAGTCCCTATATCTATTCTGATGATGTTGTGGGATATGCCGCACAAACAGGTCCTACACCCAGTGATCCTGTAGTAAGAACAGTACAAGCAAAACTAGATGACTTTGCCAGTGTCAGAGACTTTGGCGCACTCGGCAACGGTGTTGCAGATGATACAGCCGCTATCAATAGAGCACTGTATCAGTTGTATTGCAGAGAAGCCAACACACAGGTACGCCGTACTTTGTACTTTCCTGCTGGAACCTATGTGGTTACAGAAACAATTATTATTCCCACTTACGCTAAACTGGTAGGTGAAGGCGCAGATTGCACAATTATACAATTGGCAGAATCAGTAGACATCAGCAGTTTGACAGCATATGTAGCAAGATTTGGTGACAGCCTACAACAAACAGGTGTGAACATTGGCAACAACGGTGCCACAGCACCGCAAAACATTGAAATATCATCAATGACGTTTCAAAGTTTGGTAATCACAGATGTGTTTCTTGTACAAGATGCTGTACAGTGTTATTTTGACAGTGTGAATTTTGTTGGACCTTTTTCTTCAAGCGACATTACTGATCCAGGATTTCTCCCAGCCGGTGCCGACGACATTGCCGGAGTTCGATTTGCCAGCACAAGTACATTGGTGTGTACTCAAATAACATTTGATAAGTGCGCATTTCTAGGATTAGCCTATGGGGTCAACACCGGCCAAGACATACGAGGAATCACAGTCAGTAACAGTAGATTTAATACACTATGGCAAGGTATTGTTCTTGGAACTGGCGCAACAGTTAATGGTGGTCCCACAGGTTTTCGTGCTGTACAAAACTTCTTTGACGTAATCTATGCTGAAGGCATTGTTTATGACGATGTCAGCCTGAATGCATCAGCATACAATATATTTTATAATGTAGGATACAGCATAGGATCATCAACTCCTACCTATGCTGTAATCACATTTGGCAACGATAATAATGCATCCATTAGCGACATGTTTGAAAGATCTGTTGCTGACAGTTATATTAAACCAAGAATATCTATAACTGGTTCCACAGCCGTAACAGGCGGCACACAACTACAACTAGGTCGATTGTCTATACAAAATGGTCTTACCTATACCATACTAGATGGACTAACACAAACTATTGTAACAATCAACAACGATGATGTCAAAGCATTCAAAATGTACTACACTATCACACGAGAAAACATTGTTCGCACAGGCACACTCACTGTGGTGGCCGGACCAGATGACAGCACAGGCTCTACCGCCTACGATGACAATTACATCGAAAACAACGACATAGGAGTCACAATGTTTGTAGACCAATCAGGATCAGCAACTCAGGTCAAATGCACCGCAACTGCGTTGGGGTCTAACGGAACTTTAACTTATTCTATATCTAGCCTGGCTTGATGTGGCCTTCTCTTTATCAAGACCGACTTGACGCCTGGTGTGAACTTCGCAAGAAGTCTGACTCTTGTGACATAAGTATCTGCTTACAAAACATTGATCAATGGTGGTCACAAACTCCCTGGAAACCTTATTATTTGCACATGGATGACTATGAAAAATGGCCTGATCCTTGGCAACTTTTGGCTGACAATACCTATTGTGATCTTGCTCGTGCGCTGGGAATAGTGTATACTGTGCTTATGCTAGACAGAGAAGACATAGATACTATTCAAATAGTTGAGACCGATCAGGGCAATTTAGTCCTAGTTGACCAGGGGAAATATATATTGAATTGGGAGAGAGATCGATTGTTAAATATCGAGCCCACAAATTTCACCATAACAAAATCGCTCGACAGCAGTGAACTAGTTCATTTATTAGGTTAAAATATGACACAAATACAAGTACAAAAAAGAAGCGGCGGTCGAGAGCCGTTAGACATTGAAAAACTACACAAGGTAGTTTTTTGGGCAACTCAAGGTATCACGGGCGTCAGCGCCAGCGAAGTTGAAATCAAAAGTCACATACAATTCTACAACGGAATCAAAACCACAGACATACAAGAAACACTGATCAAAAGCGCAGCCGATCTTATTTCTGAAGAAACTCCAAACTATCAATATGTAGCAGGTCGACTGATCAACTATCATTTGCGCAAACAAGTTTATGGTCAATACGACCCATGGCATGTGTTGAAGTTGGTGCAACAAAACGTCACAGCCGGCTTTTATGATACTGAATTATTAACATCGTATACTCAGGATGAATGGGATCGTATCAATGGATTCATTCGACATGAACGTGATGATGACTTAACATATGCGGCCATGGAACAATTTCGCGGCAAGTATCTGGTGCAGAATCGTGTGACCAAGGACATTTATGAAACGCCACAGATAACCTATGCGTTGATTGCTGCCACATTGTTTTCAAATTATCCACGTGAAACTCGCATGACCTGGATCAAAGATTACTACGATGCTATTTCCACACATCAAATCTCATTGCCCACTCCTGTGATGGCAGGTGTGAGAACACCACAACGACAATTCTCATCATGTGTGTTGATTGAAACAGATGACAGCCTGGATTCAATCAATGCAACCACAAGTTCAATTGTAAAATATGTAAGTCAAAAAGCCGGCATTGGCATTGGAGCCAGTCGCATCCGCGCCATTGGATCACCCATCCGCTCAGGAGATGCATATCACACAGGCGTGATTCCATTCTACAAATTGTTCCAAGCAGCCACCCGCTCATGCAGTCAAGGTGGTGTGCGTAATGGTGCTGCCACTTTGTATTATCCAATTTGGCATCTTGAAGTAGAAGACCTGCTGGTACTCAAAAACAACAAAGGCACAGAAGACAACCGTGTACGACATATGGACTATGGCGTACAATTCAACAAGGTCATGTATGAACGACTATTGACCAATGGTAATATCACCTTGTTCTCACCGCACGATGTGCCAGAACTGTACGAAGCATTTTACGTTGATGTAGATCGGTTCCGTGACCTGTATGAACGTGCAGAGCGCAATGCTAAAATTCGTAAAAAGACCATTCCTGCTGTGGAATTGTTCACACGTTTCATGCAAGAACGCAAGGACACAGGTCGCATCTATCTCATGAACGTGGATCATGCCAATGGTCACGGATCATTCAAACCCGAACTGGCACCTATTCGTCAAAGCAATCTCTGCTGTGAAATCAACTTGCCTACAAAACCACTTAAAAATATAGATGACCCCAATGGTGAAATTGCGCTGTGTACACTCAGTGCCATCAACTGGGGTGTGTTCAAAGAACCACAAGACATGCAACGTGCTTGTACCTTGGCTGTGCGTGGACTAGATGCATTGCTGAGTTATCAGCACTACCCAATCTTGGCAGCCGAATTGGCCACACAAAATCGCAGACCCCTGGGTGTTGGCATCATCAACTTGGCCTATTGGTTGGCCAAGAATGATTTGAGTTACAGTGATCCCAGATCATTGCCTGTGGTAGATCGTTGGGCACAACACTGGAGTTACTATTTGATCAAGGCCAGTGCTGATCTAGCCACCGAGTTCGGTGCCTGTCCCAAGAGCAACGAAACTCGTTACCACGATGGCATCTTGCCCGTGGACACATACAAACGTGAAGTTGACGAACTGGTTCCACATGCTGATGCAGTAAACTGGGCAGGCCTGCGTGAACAGTTGAAGGCCACAGGCATTCGCAATAGCACACTAATGGCATTGATGCCAGCAGAAACATCAGCACAGATTTCCAACTCAACCAATGGTGTTGAACCTCCTAGAAGTTATGTGTCAATCAAACAAAGCAAGGATGGTGTGTTGCGTCAAGTGGTTCCTGAGTATCGCAGACTCAAGAACAAATATGAATTGCTGTGGGACCAAAAATCGCCCGAAGGCTATTTAAAAATCATGGCTGTACTACAGAAATACATAGACCAAGGCATCAGCGTAAACACCAGTTACAATCCTCAGCACTATGAAGATGAAAAGATTCCAATGAGTGACATGCTCAAGCACATGATCATGTTTTACAAATATGGAGGCAAGCAATTGTATTACTTCAATACCTATGACGGCTCGGGAGAAATTGATCTAGACCGTTTGAACCAAAAGCAAATTCTCATCGAAAGCGTGGACATGTCCATTCAAGACGATGCGGATTGTGACACATGTAAAATTTAAAGAAAAACAATGAGCGTACTAAACTTAAAAAAGAATCGTGACCATACCACAAGCCTGGCCTTCCTTGACCCCGAAGGCAGTATTGGCATGCAACGTTATGACACACTAAAGTATCGACAGTTTGACAAACTTACCGATAAACAACTGGGATTTTTTTGGCGACCTGAAGAAGTAGATGTATTGCGTGACGCAAAGGATTTTAAAGATCTAACGCCACATGAACAGCACATCTTTACTTCAAATCTCAAAAGACAAATCCTGTTGGATTCAGTGCAAGGTCGTAGTCCCAGCCTTGGCTTCTTGCCATTGACCACATTGCCAGAATTAGAAACTTGGATTGCCACTTGGACATTCAGTGAAACTATTCACAGTCGCAGTTACACTCACATCATTCGTAATGTTTACAGCGATCCCAGCGAAGTGTTTGAT